TGCTGCTCTGGCGGCAGGTTCTGACCCCATGGCCGCCATTGGCGCCAAAGTTGGTGAGTACGTTGCTAACCAGCAGCAGGCTGACCTGTACAAGTGTCTTGAAGGTGTGTTCGGTGCCCTGACCGGCGGCGACTCTCCCGCCTTTGATGCACTGCGTTTTGACACCAGCACTCAGACTGCCCTGAGCCCCCGCCACGTTGCAAAGGCTCGCGCAATCCTTGGTGATCAAGGCGAGAAGCTCAGCGCCGTTGCAATGCACAGCGCCTGCTACTACGACCTTGTTGAGCGCAAGGCCATTGATTACGTTCTGGCTTCGGATCTGGGCATCAGCCCCGACACCTCCATGCCTGACGCATTCGGCGGCTCTATTGCTTCGGCTTACACCGCTGATTACCGCGTTCCCACCTACATGGGCCTGCGCGTGATCGTGTCGGATGACATCACCAATTCGGCTGGTGTTTACGCTGCTTACTTCTTCACCAACGGTGCTATCGCTACTGGTGAACAGGCTGCAATGCGTACCGAAACTGACCGGGACATCCTGGCCAAATCGGATGCAATGTCCATCGACATGCACTACATCTACCACCCGGTAGGTGCTAAGTGGGGCGTGACCACCACCAACCCCACCCGTGCTCAGCTTGCCACTGTCGGCAACTGGTCGAAGGTGTACGAAACCAAGAACATTGGAATCGTGCGTGCATCTGTTAGCTCCAATTACGACTGATAGGAGGAACTAACAATGGCTTCTCAATTTGAAGTGTCGGCTGGTAAGTCGATTGGCTACACCTCCGGTCTCGGTGGTGCTGTCACTCAAGCCACCAGCAAATCCACTGGCGTCACGCTGAATAAGCCTTGCGGCGCCATCACCATGCACAACGCTTCGCTGTCCGGCGACGCTGAGGTTTCCTTTACGGTGACCAATAGCGAAGTGGCAGCTACTGACGTGGTGCTTGTGTCCGTCAAGTCTGGTGCTACCACTGGTAAGTACCTGCCTTTCGTGACTGCAACTGCTGCTGGCAGCTTTGAGATCACCGTTTCCAATGTCGGTTCTACCGCTGGTGAAGCCGTGGTGCTCAACTTCGCTGTTATCAAGGCTGCTGCTGCCTGATGTCGTTGTTTGCCTTCCGGCGACTGCGTGAACGTGAGGCTCTGGCGAATGCTGGGGCCTCTTTTTCTAGTGCAGAGCCCAGCCCTAAACTTGAAACAGAAGAGCCGACGACTAAAAAACGTCGCACCGTAAAGCCCAAGGTGGAGCCTACCGATGCCGATCTCGATTAACGCCACGGTTGGTTCAGCCTCTGCAAATTCTTATCTGACGCTGGCGGACGCACAGGCGATTATTGATGGTTTTGTTGAGGATGCTGATGTGGTGGCATGGGCATCGGCCACAACTGATCAAAAGAATCGGGCGTTGTATAGCGCAACGCAGCGGTTGGATCGTGAGCGTTTCCTTGGTGCTCGTGCCACTGATACGCAAGCCTTGCAATGGCCTCGTACTGGTGTGCGCAAGCCTGACACCTACATCAATACCTACGCCGTAGGTTTCCCATTCCGTATTACCACGGATTATTTCACTGATACTGAAATCCCAGATCAGGTCAAAAAGGCTCAAGTTGTTTTGGCCGTTTACCTGAACAACAACAAGGATGGGATGGGCCTGACGGGGCTTGAGGATTACAACAGCGTCACTATTGGCCCGATCAGCGTGTCGGTGAATAGCAATAACCAACAGGCTGGCGTTGATAATATTCCCCCGATCATGGAGCGTTATTTGACAGGCTTACGGATCAGCGGCCCTGGCAACATCGCCATTCGCCGTTCCTGATCATGGGCATGTTTTCATTTGGTGGTGGTGACTCCGTTCTGCGCAGCGGGTTTGAAATCCCCACGCATGATTACATCAGCAACACCTATGACGGCAGTAACAATCTGACGCAGGTTGAATACAAGCGTGGCGGGGCATCCGGGAAAGTGGTGGCCACCTTGACCTTGACCTATGACGGTAGCAATAACCTATTAACAGTGAGCTGTGCGCTGTAATGACTGCGAGCTTTGATCTGCTTACGGGTCAGCTCAGCGTTCAGCCCATCCTTCGTGCAATCAATAATGTCGGCACTCTTGTTATCACGCAAGACGGCCAGATCAGTTTTGAACAGGATTACACACCAAGCCCTGCGCCCGGTGGCATTGCTGATTTCCTGGTTACCGAGGCTGGTGGCAGGTTGCTGCAGGAAGATGGCGGACGTTTGAGGCTCAACAGTTTTGCTCAGCTTGAAGACGGGTCATACATGCTGCAGGAGGATGGCGGCCTTGTGATCTTGTGAAAACTGTGTTACGGCTTAGAATCGAACTAAAGCTTGTTGATCAGCCATGCAACGCGCCGAGGAAATAGATCCGACGTATAGCGTTGGCGCTGATTTCGTCAATACGACAACCGCCAAAACAGGTCGTTGGAAGCGGCTGGTGATCCTGAAGAACAACACGAGCTTTAGCGCGATCACGGTTGAGAACTATTCCGGCAATAGCCTGATCGGTGAGTCGTTCCCGGCTGGCTTTGAGCTTCAGGGCGTATTTACCGCGTTTACGCTTGCGTCCTCTGGCGCGATCATCGCCTACAAGATCTGATCATGTCTAAATCACGCACTGGCCACGCCGTCATCAATTACGCCACTGGCGCTGAGGTGATTACGGATACGGCAACCCATACGGGGCAATTTTGCTTTATTGCTTTTTACGAAAACAGCACGATTGACTCGATTGCAAGCACAAACGTTATCGACAACAATTTTGCTAGCGCCACGATTGATTCCGGGGCAAGCCTTGAAGGTCATTTCACAAGTATCAAGCTGACCAACGGCGCCTGCATTGCGTACAAGATCTGATGGCACTCGCACCTGCGCTACGGAAGACCGCCAGTAAATTGATGGCTAAGTTTGGTGGTCAGGTCACCATCAGGCGTATTACAACCGGCGCCTATAACCCAACCACGGGCACGGCAACACCTACTGCATCTGAAACCGTGGTGCGTGGTGTGTTGGACGACGTGACGGAACGTGAGGTTAATGATCTGATCAAAGGCACCGATAAAAAGCTGATTATTGCGGCGGCTGACCTTGCGTTTGAGCCTGCGGTGTCTGATCAGGTGACTGTGGCCAGCCGTGTAATGCAAACTGTTCAGGTGAACAAAATTGAGCAGGACAACACGGCCATTGTGTTTGAGATCTTTCTAAGAGAGTGACATGGCACGGCAAATCAGGGTTGATCAGATTGGTGATTACGCAAGCGGTCAGATCAAACTGCTTGTGCGTGCTGCAACGCTTGAGGCTGATCGACGACTGAAGCTTGCCAGTCCAGTTGACACCGGACGTTTTCGATCTAATTGGCAAATTGAGCAGCAGGAATTTAGCGGCTCTGTCAGCAATAATCTGCCCTATGCCGAGCGTTTGGCTAATGGCTGGTCTCGGCAGGCACCTGCTGGCTGGATTGATGCAACGGCAAAAGATGTGCAGACTTATGTTGACGCTGAAGCCGCCCGTATCGGTAATCAATCATGAGCCTTAATACCATTCGTGCTGCGATTGAGGGCCGTATTGCAACTGAGTTTGCCCTGTCGCCTGCAATTCAAGTCTCATACCAGAATGTTCCGTTCACCCCGCCTAATAACGCAAGCTGGATTCAAACAAGCATCCTCTGGGGAGATTCTGCGTATCTGACCATTCTGACCACAGCAACCCGTGGGACTGGTGATGGTTTTGATCGTCGCAACGGCACGCTTGTTTTCAATATCTTCTCCTCGCGTGGCGCAGGCCCTGGCGCAAGTTTGACCATTGCCCAACGCTGCATTGATCTGTTTTCACGTTTGCAGCTGCAAAATATAAAATTTGACGCCGCAAATGGTCCACGTTCCATCGAACCTCCTGCACCGGAAGGGTTTTACCAAACTCAAGTGACCATAACTTTTGAGGCTTATGAGCAAAGCTAGAATCTGATCAGCCACTTACCGTTCACAACATGGCTACCGTTCTGTCCGGTACGTCCGGCGCTCTTTATTACAAGCCTGCTGGCACCAAGGCAACCTTTGGCGAAGCCGCTGTTGATGTTGCTGATGA